TCTTTACGATGTTGATAAGACTTTGAAGACTGATGAAAAGTACAAGTATCACATGACCACTAAAGCAAACCGTGATTCCACAAGTCTTGCTGCAGCGCTTGCTCGAATGTTTGGGGAGATTAAATAGCTATGTCTGATTTTTCTTTGAATATTGATATGGCGGAGTTGGATAAAATGCTTGCTCCGCTTTACGCACAGTACGGTGGTACTCCTTCACCAGCGGAATTGCAGCAGCAGTCTGATGCTTTGTATGATTTCCGAAATAGTTTTCTTATTTCGTCTGCGGGTGGCGGCGACGATGGTTCTGGTAACGTTACTCCTCCTGGTCCGACAGAGCCAGCCTATAAGCAAGACGCTCGGATGACCCTAAAAGCAATTCTTGCTAAGTACAAACTAGAGTCTTTGTACGACAAAATCTGGTCTAACTACACGTCTGACATGATTGACATTACTGACAGTGATGCAATATTTCTTTCTATCAGGGAAGAAGACAAATACAAAGAGCGCTTTGCCGGAAACGAAATAAGGCGATCTAAAGGTTTGGGAGATCTTAGCCCTGCTACGTATGTGGCTTTAGAGGATTCTTATCGGCAGACTCTGCGTTCAAACGGAATACCGGCAGATCTATTTGACACTCCGGCAGAACTGGCAGAACTGATTGCCAACGACGTGAGCGTTTCTGAGTTCAATAGCCGTATCGAGACTGCCCGTTCTTTGATGCAGGATGCCCCTGCTTCGGTTCGTGACCAAATGTCCAGGCTGTTTAATGTGACAGAGGGTCAGTTGCTTGCATATTATATTGATCCAGATAAGGCTCTCCCCGTTCTGAAGGAGCAGGAGCGTGCGGCCCGTATTGGTTCTGCTGCCGTAGAAAACGCAGGTATGCAGTTGTCAACATCTGTTGCAGAGGATCTGTCTAGGCGCGGCTTTACAGAGGACGAGGCCAGGGTCGGGTTCTCTAAGGTTTCCAAGTTAGGTGAGTTAGCTCAGACCTTTGCTGGTGAGCAGAACATTACTGAGCAGCAGATAATTGCTTCGCAGTTTGGTTTTGACACACAAGCAGAGAAAGATCTGGCAAAACGAAAAGAACAGCGTGTGGGCGAGTTTAAGCGTGGTGGTTCTTATACTCGGACTAGTGGCGTGACATCTGGTTCTATAGAAACTGGTATCGGAAAAGCTAAGTAGGGTTGTTGACAGACCAAATAGTGTCTGTGATATATTAGTTCTGTTCCAGTAGGAACAACTGTCAGAGAGCCCCTCGGCTTTGACATTACAAAAGAGGTGAGATTTGCAGCCGGTCTGGAACCTCCAACCAGAACGTGGGCAGAAGGAGTGGGTCATGTCAGATTCGATTGAAGAGTTCGAGGACGAAGTTCAGACCGAAGTTACACGAGATCCAGTGCGCGCACAATTGCGCAAAGTGGAACAACAGTTGAAGGCAGCCGAGGCGAAAGCCAAGGAGCTCGAAACCGCAGCACGAGAGTTGGCCTTTGTAAAGGCGGGCGTTGATGTAAACGCTCCTATTGCAAAGTACTTCGTTAAAGGCTACGACGGAGAGTTGTCAGCAGATGCGATTCGTGTAGCAGCTCAAGAAGCAAATCTCATCCAAACTGCACCGCAGGAAACAGCTCATGCCAGTGAACAACAGGCTTGGGCAAGGGTGAATAGTGCTTCTCAGGCAGGCGAGAAGTTCGAGCCAGTTACAGACTGGCCGACAAAAATGTCGAACGCTAAGAACCAACAAGAATTGGATCAGCTCATGGCGCAATATAACGCCGAAATGGCAAAAAAACTCATCTAATTCCCCTACTGGGCGCACTACCCACTGGGCTAACAATTAAGGAAATACAGTGGCTTATACCCAACAGTCGTCACTTGGCGTAGACCAGGCGGCGTATGACAGGATGGCATATTTTGCCCTCCGTTCGGAACTCTTGTTCGATCAGGCAGCTGACGTTCAGGCAAGCAATCAGACCATGCCAGGTTCTTCGGTGATCTTTACGATCTTCTCGGAACTTGCAGTTGCAAGCACCCCACTCACTGAAACCAGTGATGTTGACCCAGTCGCAATGGCTGACAGCAACGTAACCGTAAGCCTCACGGAATACGGTAACACCATCAACACCACAGCTAAGCTCCGTGGCACCGCGTTCTTGGACGTAGATGCTGCCGCAGCCAACCTGATTGGTTACAACGCAGGTAACAGCATGGACACAGTTGTCCGTGAAGTTCTTGCTGGTGGCACAAACGTTGTTTACGGTGGCGGTGGATCAAGCGATGAAACCTCACGCACAGCCATCGAAGCTGAAGACATCATCGAAGCGAACGATATTCGCAAGGTGACTGCAGCTCTTCGTGGAGCAAACGTAAGCCCATGGTCCGGTTACTACATCGGATTTATCCACCCAGACGTTTCGTACGACCTTCGTCGTGAGACCGGAAACGCTTCGTGGAACGCACCACACGTAAACATGGATACCGCCAACATCTACACAGGTGAAATCGGTACCTTTGAGTCGGTTCGTTTCATTGAGACACCACGTACCAAGGTCCGTGCAAATGCTTCAGACGGAGCAGGCGCAGCAGGAAACATTGACGTGTATGACACTTATATCATGGGCCGTCAGGCACTTGCTAAGGCATACTCGTTTGTTGATGGAAACGGTCCTGTACCGTCGGTACGACGTGGTCCAGTGGTTGACTCGCTCATGCGTTTCAATCCAATTGGTTGGTACTGGCTTGGTGGCTACGGCCGCTTCCGCGAGGCTTCATTGCGTCGCATTGAGTCAGCATCGTCAATTGGCGCTAACGCCTCATAAGTAAACTGCTTAGCCCTCTCACCTGGTTAGAAATCCGGGTGAGGGGGCTTTGCTATAGTGTTAACAACGAAAGGTTTGTATGTCAATTTCTAACTACGCTGAATTAAAGATCCTCGATCATGTAACAGGGCGTGCTGCTTTTACGATTCCAACTAACGTTTATTTGAAGTTGCATACGGGTGATCCGGGCGAAGCCGCGACAAGCAATGCAGCAACAGAAGCCACGCGCAAAGTGACATCTTGGTCTGCTGCTTCTTCGGGAGCAATTGCAACAAGCGCAACTGTTGAATGGACGAACGTTTCCACCACCGAGACCTATACACACTGGTCGATGTGGGATGCAGCAACCGACGGCAACGCACTGTGGAAGGGTGCACTTTCTGCATCTGCTGCTGTAACCGCTGGCGACACTTTCCAAATTACTTCGCTTACGCTTTCGCTTGACTAGTAGGTAGGGAGATTCCCTATGCCTGCTTTTCAAAGCACGCTTACAAATTATTCATCACCGTACAAGCCGGCAACCGGTCTTTACATTGGTGCACCCATATGGCAGTTAACTGCTAGTAGTTCCGGTGTTGGTTCGGCAAGCGTAACTAGTCTTTCAATAAAGGCAAAGAGCGCAACTGGTTCTGGACTCGGAGCGTCTTCGGCTTCAGGTGTTCGACTTGTACTGCGAACCGCTTCCAGTTCTGCTGTTGGCAGTTTCACGATTGTAATCTCTGGACCGACTCAGCTCCGTCTTGGTCGCCTTACCGACTACTCGTTCCCTTACCTAACCGGTGGTCGCTACTACATAGGCCCAGCAATATATGAGCGAACTGCTACTGGTGATGGAACCGGAACGCAGTCTGCTGTACGCCTTGTTAAAACCGTAAGACAGGCAACTGGATCTGGATCTGCAGGAGAGTCAACAAGCACGGATCTTGAGATTTTGTTTAGGTCTGCAACCGGATCGGCAACATCATCGGGTGAAGCTGACCCATTCTTGTTTGTGGTCAGACAAGCATCTGGTGCTGGTACTGGATCTTCTTCTGTGGTTTTCTTGCGCAAACGTTTGCGTGTGGCAACCGGAGCGGGAACAGGAACGTCTAGCGCAGCAAGACTCGTCAAGAATCTTAGGTCGGCAACTGGTTCTGGTGTTGGTTCTGCTGTTGCAGTACGACGCATAGTAAACATCAGATTTGCTACTGCATCCGGAACAGCAACATCTTCATCCGTGTCACTTGAGCTTCTTCCAAGAACGGCAACCGCATCTGGTGTTGGTTCAGTAACCGAAGGAGCAACTTGGTACAAGTTCCATATGTTTAGGCCGCCAACAGCATTCGATGGACCGACAACCCTTGTTGGTGGCGACAGGATGGCAAACAGAC